TTGTGGAAAAGTGGGGCCCAATCCTTGAGCACGAATCTTTTTCACCTATCAAAGACAACCACAAGAGAGCGGTAACTGCCACTATTCTTGAAAACACAGAGAGAGCATTGCTAGAATCTGGCGACCGTCAGATGGGCATGAGCTCTTTACTAACTGAGGCACCTGCAAACGCCGCAGGCACAGGCGGCTTCGGTGCGGATTCAACACCAGGTGGTCCAACAGCTGGTTATGATCCGGTACTGATTTCACTTGTACGTCGCGCAATGCCAAACTTGATCGCGTACGACATTGCTGGCGTTCAGCCAATGACAGGACCAACAGGTCTTATCTTTGCAATGCGTTCACGTCAGACATCACAAGCTGGTGCTGAAACATTCTACAATGAAGCAGACACTACATTCTCAGGTACAGGTACACAAACAGGTACTATCCCAGCAACTGATTCTGCTAACACTTCGTTGTTCGAAACAGGCGCAGGTATGGCAACTACAGCTGCTGAAGCTCTAGGCGACGGTGGCGGTACAAACTTCGCAGAGATGGCGTTCTCAATCGAGAAAGTATCAGTAACTGCGAAATCAAGAGCGCTAAAAGCTGAGTACACAACTGAATTGGCACAAGACTTGAAAGCAGTTCACGGTCTTGACGCTGAAACAGAATTGGCGAACATTCTACAGTCTGAGATCCTCGTGGAAATCAACCGTGAATTGGTTCGTACAATTTACGCAACAGCTAAAACAGGCGCGGTGGGCACAGCTGCTACTGGTGTATTCGATCTTGACGTCGATGCAAATGGTCGTTGGTCAGTTGAGAAATTCAAAGGGCTTATGTTCCAAATCGAACAAGAAGCGAATGCTATCGCAAAAGGTACACGTCGCGGTAAAGGTAACATGGTTATCTGTTCTTCAGACGTTGCTTCAGCATTGCAGATGGCCGGTGTTCTTGACTACACACCAGCGATTGCAGGTAACTCACTAGAAGTAGACGACACAGGAAACACTTTCGCAGGTGTTCTTAATGGCCGTTACAGAGTGTACATTGACCCATATGCAGGCAGCAACTATATGGTTGTTGGTTACAAAGGTTCAAGCGCATTCGACGCAGGCTTGTTCTACTGCCCATACGTTCCACTACAGATGGTACGTGCAGTTGGTGAGAACAGCTTCCAGCCAAAAATCGGGTTCAAAACTCGCTACGGCATGGTTGCAAACCCATTCGCACAAGGTATAACTAAAGGCTTGGGTGCTCTTACAGCCCAATCAAACGAGTACTACCGTGCAGTACGAGTCACAAACTTGTTCTAATAAAAAGAAGTCGGGTCAACCGAACGAAACTGGGGAGCTTTTTAGCTCCCCTTTTTTATTCCATTTCTAATTCGTGTTCAATAAACTCTGCTTCTACTTTGCAGTTAGGATATTTACGGTCAAGATAGCGAAGTTCTTCTGAAGTTGCATAACCAGAATATTCTTCTCCTTTATGAACAACAACTCCAGCTTCGTTAGTAACTGTAATTTTGTAAAATCTTTTCCACATTGTGTTGCCCTCTTTTGTTTAACTTATAATAATATTATACATATAGTGCGAGTGCAGCCACCATCCGCAATGATATGGCCAGAAAGACCGTGAGCAGCATCAGCGCACTCAATAACAGCGGAAAGCTGAGGGTAACCAACACCAGTTTGGATCCGTGTTGTGCAAACACTTCCAGGGCCGATGCCCACTTTAACAATATCTGCGCCATGTGTATCTCCTTTTGATATAACCATATTATATCATATGAAAACAAATGTCAATAGTTAATTTTACTTTTTTATTGCTCCATTGATTTTCTGTATTCACAATAATAATCCCAAACATAAAACACTAAAAGATATGCAGCAATACCACCAAAAATAGGTACACCAAAGAAAAGTGCGACTGTTAAATCTGCGACTATAAATGCTGCAATATGATCATACCAACGTATCATACTTGTTCTTCTCCATTGTCTGGTATTTCACTTTCAGGTAAACAAACAACAGCAAGTATTAAGTCGTTGAAGCCTGCCTTATCAATGACTTCAATTGCTAATCTACTAGAGTTAGATGGATCGTTTACGTAAGATACGCATTCATTCCTAGAATAGAATGGAAGAGTTTTAACAGCAAATGGATCTACACTTGCCATAAAGAATACTATAAACCAAGTCACGTTGCTGTTCTTTTTTCACCATTTAAAATTTTATCAATTACTTCTTCACTTAAACAGTTAACATTCATAATTGGCATAGGCTTCTTATACTCTTCAACTAACTGTTTAATGTAGTTTTTTTGGTGTGCTGGGTTTGTGATACTTGCCATACATTCTTCTCTATTGTCAAATGTAGGATTGGTGAAGATATAGACATCACCTTGAACTGTAGCAAATAACACTACTATGAGCCACTGCATTACTTAACCTCCATAAGGTTCGTATTGCTCCCCGTTGTATCCGCTCCCCGTACCATCTACTCCGCTGTTGCATGCAAATACAACAACACATAAAAAGAATGCACTCCACAGTGTAGCTCGTTTACTCCAAAGGATGAAACCATCCATTGCTTCTTCGGCTTGTTTCTGTGCCTGTTCTGCTGGCGTCATCAAACAACGCTTTCAATCTGACGCTCAGGTGGAGCCATAATAGCTTCTGCAAACTCCATGAATTCTTCATTTCGAGCTGCTTCTTCCATTAGGTTTGACGCATGATAAATGCGAGCAAGTTTGTTAAAGTCCTTCTTAGGAACACCGACCTCATCAAGCATTCGCTGAGCAATATCTTTTTGTAGATCTTTTTCAGCTTCTACCCGCGTCATAGAGTCCGACATTTCCTTCAAAGCGTTTTGAACTTTTTTACGATCTTCATTCGTAATAGTTGATGGTAAATCACTCATTGGCATAAGTCCTCATATAATACAGAAAATTTACGATGGCCGCTTTTATCGGCCTCGTGGATTTTATAGTAGACCGTGTTCACGCATTTGCGCTCGGATTTTGGTTGCTGAGATGTTGTGGATCTCTTCACCGAGGTCGTGCTCAGTAAATGTATACCCAACACCACGGCCGTAAGAAATATCAACGATATTGGGAACACATAGTATACTATATTCATGTCCATTGTGGTAACCCTCTTTTTCGAGCCATTGCTCGATGTGTGTGATGACTTCTATTTCGCCAAATGGATTATCGTCTTGTCTTGCTGTACGTCCAGCGCCTGCATCTTTGCCTACGATTCCGCCAACATCTCTGACCATAATACACACTTGGCCCGTAATTGATAGAGCTTTTTTGAAGAGGGCGGTATGCCCATCATGCCAAGGCTGCCAACGGCCCAGCATTTGAACGGTTGGCTTTTGCCAATCAAAAATCGGTTTATCATACATCTATTTATTAACTCCAAACTTAATATGTTTATACCAAACGCGTTCATGAACATAGTACATGACAAACTTGATGATGAGATCTGCTACAAAAACAGCTCCAACTGCTTTTGGTGGCAGACCGAAAACCACTGCTATCAATGCTGTCGTTGTGCTTGCTATGACACGCCACGTTACTGCTTTGGCTAGGTGCCTTTTAGCTGATACGTCTGACATTATTCTCCTTTTAATAACCGTTCAATCATAACTACTAATTCTTTTACACCAGCATCATTCAATCGCTTATCAACTCGGAAGGTAATATTCTTTGGAGCTTCAAACATTTTATTTGTATCTTCGAAACGACCCTCTTCAATAGTATCCATCCAAATCGTAATGTCCGCGTCGAAATCAGCACGAGTTCGTTTAGTAGGACATACGAAATCACAAATTACAGTTCTTCCTTGTGATTTTTCGTAATCGGCAATAGTACGCATGCGGTTAGACTGGCGATTCCTACCTTCAGGAGAGAAATCCCAGTCGTTAGCCATCTCACGTACTTTGTCTGCGTTATACCAAGCGCACTCAAGGTGCTGTTGTAACCTTTCGGAAAGCCAGGTTTTTCCTGCACCTGGCAATCCCATTACGAGTATTTTCATTTCTTTACCTTTCAGAAGGCAGCTTACGCTGCCTCCGCCATTTCTACCGCAAGATCAAGAGCATCAATCTTACGCTTCGCATTTGTTCCGAACCAAGCCGACGCCATGCGAGTATCTGCAGTACGACCTAGCTTGTGGTCTGCCATGTAGGTGACTGCATTGTATGCATTCCACCATGTGCCAGGACGGAAGTTGTCTCCTGGCTGGTTTTCCACACATTCCATAGCTTGTTGAGCTGTGCGTGATAGATCACGATCTTCACGGTTAGACTCACCAAAGATGTTACCAAAGAAACGCTTAAGAGTTTCATCTGTGTAACGCTTTGAGCCAAGAAACTCAGCAGCTTCTTTGAACTTCTCAATCTTGTTGTGAGAAATACCAAGAGTTTGCTTAACCATCTCAGCATCGAACTCAGAACGGTGATTGATACGAACACTTGGCATACCCTTTTCGTTAAGAGCAACTGCTAGAGTGTTGTTGCAAACAACGCGAGTCATCATGAATTTGATGTCGATTGCTTTACCGTACTGATGAGGATTAGAGAATAGAAGGTAACCGTTTACTTCGTCACCGTTGAACAATGAGAAGCCGTCTTTCACGTCAGCCATCGCCCATACGATCTGACCTTCTTTAAGAGAACCTGCAGTGTCCATTATCATGTCACCTGCTTTTACGAAATCTGCGAAGAAATCAAAGGCTTCAGAGTTTTGAACTGGGTTCCAACCTTTACCCACTTGAGTAAGGATTTTGCCGTCGGTTGAACGAACAAGAGCTTCTTGTCCTGTTTCAACTTTTGAACCGTTGTAATCAATGAAAGTTGGTACTTTCTCAACTGACCAATCAAGACCAGCAGCTATCATCATTGCTTGTGGTGTCATCAGGTCAGAGACTGGAGTACCGAGGCCGTGCCAAGGAAGACCTGCTGATTCGCGGTATGCCATTTGTGCCTGACCGTTGATGATTTCAAGTTCGTGTGCCATAATATAAGTTCCTTGTTTTGATTTGATAGATATATCTTACATCATTTTGGAAGATATGTCAACAGTTTTCTTCATCTTTTTTGAAAAAAATTAGCATACCTCGTAACCAAGATACGCCTCGACGAAGTCCTTGCCACAATCTTCTGCGAAAGCTAGAACCAATTGCTCACGAGGAGCAGTGTCCATGTTGTCACAAAATTCAGCTAGACCTTCACCGTCATGAAGGCGGAAAAGACGGATGGCTTTCAGGACGTCGCGATGATCGTCCATGTACATTTCAGCCATGTCTTTATCATCAGCATCTTGAGCATAGCTGAAAGTTTGATCCATCAGTTTACCAACTGCTTTAAGAGGAGTTTTGTTCCAGAAGTCTTGAGCTGTAGTAATCATAAGTGGTTCCTTTCCATTCCTTATATTAATAATATAGTACTTTCAAGAAGAAATGTCAACCCTTTTTTTCATTTTATTTTAAATTTTTTTCACTTTTTTTAGTGTACGGTATGATTATCTACTGGAATGGCATCAAACAACTCAAACGTGTAGTCGCCATATCCTGATTTTATGATGTCTATTACATCTACGAAATCATCTTTATCGTCTGTATCGATGCCTGCTACAAAAGCCGTTGGACACAAATGCTTTATATGATGTTCTAAATAGTCGCGAGCAGCATCCTGTGTTCTCCAAGAGCAAGCTTTACGGAGTTCAAATAAGTTATTACTAGAGAAGATCATGCCAATCCTTCTACGATCCGGATCTCCTCTAGTGCCTAAGAATATTCCCTCTTCGGGATCTACAATTATGTATCTCATGCTTTTATTTATGCTGCGAGACCTTTGTAGCCTTCCCACCAAGAAGGTGCAGCCCGCCCCTTTGCCCACTTAGCAAACGGTTTAGCAACATGATAGTAATTTCTATATGCTTGTATCGCATCGCCTTCAACTATGCACTCTGGATAGTGGCTCATAGCTTGAGCAAATGGTGTCATATGGATATCAGGTATGTTATCTGGAGCCCTCTGGAGTGTTTCTGTGAGCTTCTCAGAGGTCATATGTGGCTTACCAAAGCGGTATTTAAATTCATCACAGAGGGCTACAAAGTGGTCATAGTGCCAATCATAGTTTGCTTTTGATTCCATAGTCCATTTAGTGCATGGATGGCCGTGATGAACAGCCTTGTACAGAGAAGCTTCTAGATTATTGTTTGGATGAACCCAATAGTTAATCATACGCTTGCCTGATTTTGAAGGTCGTTTCTCAGTATAACCGTCAAGCATACGATGGGCCGTGGAAAGCATTTGAGCTGCTTCCACGATCATCTTTGGAATATGTTTGTCGCACATCATTTGAGCCGATACGACTGGACTCTCATCAAGGACAAATATATTCATTTACTTAACCCATACATGATAATACCGAGGCGGCAGATTTTCACAAGAATAGTTATCGTCCTCTTCGTAATTCAAGACCTTAACACATTCTTGAGTTTCATAGCTAAACCAAACATCAGGTAAAGCAGCCGCGGTTAGCAAAACGTAGGTAAAGCCAAAAGTTAAAAGTCCAATAACAAGACCAAATCCAAGGTGACTACCCCAATCTCTCGTCATTATTTACCTCCATTTCGAACTGAGCAATAATATCTTTCTTTTTAAGAAGAAGCTTTTCCAGCGAGTGGAGTGCAGCAAACTTCTCGTCTGATGCGCCTTCAGCGAAGGCGACCAGAGCTGATTCCATTATATCAATATCTTCAAAGATGTCAACCATTAGTAACGTCCTTTTCCAGAATAACCAACTTTTTGAACTGCAACTAGGGGATTTGTTTCCTTACATTCAGCGAGGTAAGACTCAACTGTATAGTTTTCGCAAAGGCACTTGACCCAAGATTTCCAAGGCTTAGAACCATATTTGAAACGAGCGATAAACTCAGGCTTTGGCTGGCCGATCCAAGAAGGATGGCAGTTGGGATGAACTTCTTCCATGTTACGAGAGCCAGTGTGACGGCCGCGATACATAAGATACATACCATCCCAAGTGAACTGATCTTTTGCGAATTTGGTACCCATGATGTAGTCCTTTCCAATTTTCTATATTAATAATATAGTACTTTCAAGAAGAAATGTCAACCCTTTTTTTCATTTTATTTTAAATTTTTTTATTAGATTTCTTTTATGAAATCTTTGATATAAACAGGATCCATAAAACCGAGAACTTGGCCAACTAATTCTTCTAGGTAGTCATAGTTGTCAGATGAAAATTGATATAATGGATTACCGCCGGCAGGGCCATATTCCAAAATGAGTTTGGCCACACATCCATGATCCTTTGCGAATTGGTGAACCATGTCGGAAGGAGTTTCGTGGGTGATGTCAAGTTCAGCTAAGTACATAATGATCTCCATTTGTTGATAATAAGAATATATTCATAATCAAAACAAATGTCAACCATTATTTTGCATTTATTTTAAATTTTTCTGCCAAAATTTTCTCCATTTGAAAGGCTTCGACCTCGTGTGGTTGGTTCTCATA